GCCCAATGTGAGAGGGCTGGAGAATATTCTCACCATCAGGATAGCTGCCCATCGCGGGAAGCGGTCTGTGAAGAAATGATAAAGGTTCAAGAAAAGGCGGTCTTTGTCCAGGATCGTCGCCTAGTTTCTTCTGCTTGGCGCTTGGCGTATGCCTTGTTACCCAAATTGGACAAAGACAGCCGCGGGGTGGAGTCGCCCAGTGGTGGTGTTTTAAGACTTGCTGAACAAACAATTTTCGGTAATAATGAGTCGGTCCCTGCACCCAGTGTTGTGGTGAATCCAGGGGATGAGGCGGAGGTTGCCCCGGATAAGCAACAGCTTGGGACCGCAACGTTTGACGGTACGTTTCAGAAAGTGTCAATTGATCGTGACGGCCCTGTGAGGGTTGGACTTGGCGTTGGGGAGCTTGCGATTTTTGAGGACGAGTTCTTTCTTCGTCCGATTAAGATCGCGGAGATTTCTTGGTCGAGTTCCATGACTCCGGCGAGTATTTTGCCGCATAAGTTGTGGTTTAATGAACTCATGGTCACGAACAGGTTTCAGGGTTGGTCTCGTACGCGTTTTGATCTGGTGTTGAGGTTTGAGTACTCTCCATCATTTTATCATTACGGTCTTGCCAGGGCTTGGTGGTACCCAATGTACCCGCTTATCGGGACTACTGCGAGTTCTCCCGTTCTTCAGGTTTCTCCCGCGAAGGGTTCTCAAGCTCACGGTGTGTGGTTGGATGCAGCCCAACCTGGTACACGTGAGTTGATTATCCCTTGGGACTACTATGTTGATGCGATCAATACCGCTCAGTCCTTGGCTCTTAGCAACGTTGGCTATCTGTGGTTTTCGCCATTGGTTCCGCTGGCTCGTTCCGACAGTGCTACCCCTGGCACGATTTCTGTCGTGGTCAGGGCGTATGCGAGGAACGTTGTCCGAGCGGGACCAACGCGAAAGGCTGTGGAGGCTCAGAGCGGCAAATCCGACAAGTCTGTTGGTACTACCGTTCAAAAGCCTGGCCCTCTCACTGAGGGCTTGCAGCATGCCACCAAAGCTTTTGGTGCCGTTGCCAAGATTCCGTTGATTGCTCCGTTTGCTAAGGGTGCTGAGGTCGTTACCAGTGCACTTTCTAGCGTTGCGGGTTATTTTGGGTGGTCTAGAGATCTTGTCAGATCCCGTCAGACCATCCTGAATAGGCCAGCCCGTTACGGGGCTTTGGATGATGATGATACGGTGGTGTCGTTGGCTTACATGAAGGATCAAGGTCTTTTTGGGAATCCAAGCGACTTGTGTGGTATTAAGGAGGATGAGATGACGGTCGCTTACATTGGTGGTCATGATAGTGTGATTCAAGTTTACACGATCTCGACCTCTGATAGTTACGACGTCAAAATCATTGAGTTTCCGGTTCACCCCATGTCGGCCTGGTATGATGGTTCTGCATATTACACTCCCTCGGCAGTGGGTTGGCTCACCGGAGCCTTCCTATATTGGAGAGGGAGTTTGGTTTACACTTTTAGATGTGTATGTGCAAACCAACACTCGGGCAGCTTGAGAATTTCGTATGATCCGAACGGTGATACTCCAACTGCGGGCTATCCCAATGAGATGTCGAGGACATGTGTGTTGGAGTTGAAGCCCGGCGCGTGTGCTGAGATCGTCGTTGGATGGTCACAACCCGTTCCGTGGATCCGTAGGAAGACTGCCTATTCAAATCCGGCAAATGATTCCCTTGTTTTGTGTAATGGAGCTTTGCGAGGTTACGTTTTGAACCCAGTCAACGCTCCTCTGTCCACTCAAGGAGTTCAGATCGTTGTCTCGGTTAAGGCGGGTCCTGATTTTGCCGTGTTTTTCGACGGTACTCCTCCTGACATTGACATTGATACTACTCCCCCCGCTATTGTTGCTGGGGGTGAGGATTTTGAGTTGCAAGCGTCGTCCGTGACGAATGTTGCTGCCGTTGGTCATTGTCATTTCGGAGGTCCGTTTGAGCCGGTTGAGTCGATTCAGCGTCATGTCTTCGGTGAAAGCATCCTTTCTATCCGGTCGTTCTTAAAGAGATACCATTACATTGGGCAGTTCAATGCGGATACTGCGGGTGCGGCAGGCAGGACCAATAAGTCGTTTGGTACCGCCGGGCCATTGTGTCCCACAAGTATTGGAGGCTCTGACAGTTATGGTACGACGACCAACAAAATTACGGCGACTAAGCTCGCGTATATGCGTTGGTTCAAGTGCCTATATGCTGGTCATAGGGGTGGAATGCGTTTCAAGTTTCGTAGGAGTCAGGATTGGCTCGCCGGTGTGAGTCAAGGAACCGCATGGTATCGGTTTGCCGTGGATCCGGATGCAGCTGCTCTTGCCACGGCTACCAGTAACACTGGTACAGTAGTGGGCGCATTTCAGGCGGCTGAGGTGTTCGACGAATCGAAAGATGATTATTGTGAGGTGAAGGTCCCTGATTATGCGGCTTTTCGTTACACTCCAGGTGGGATGTATAAAGTCGCCGCAGGCACGGATTTTGGATATTGGGGTTTGGTGGTGACGCGTCCTTGTGAGGATGCTACTCTTACCTCGTATTCCATGATGATTGCCATCGACGAGGACTTTAACTTCATCAATTTCATCGGGGCTCCAGTGGTGATTCAGAACGGAGCATAAGTTTCCAGACTTTAAAATGGTTTCCCTCGGGCGTAGGGAGTGAAATGTAGCCAGTGAATAGTTTTCCTGGTGAAGCGCCAGGTTTTTATGTGTGTGTGGTTTGTGTGCTTTTGTGTGCGAATCGTTCTTTGTGTGGAAGTGTTTTCTTAAGCCATGGTTTGTCTGTTGCGAGTTGTAATGGTTGCCTGGGAGTGATACGGCTTGACCGTTAGCCTCCCATAGCGCTGTTCTCTAGATACAGTTGCCCTGGCGGTTGGGATGATAAAATTCCCCACATAGGC